AAGATCGATTGCAGATTATCTTGTAAGCCATAAAAGCTTTGACATCTGATTTCTTATTGTAATAGATGCTTCGAACTTTAACCATTGGTAGATCATTATTGGTAGAGAATTCTTTAACCTTCTCCTCAAGTATATAATCTAAAGCTAGATCATTTTGCTCGTAAAATAAAGTAGCTTTTGTAAAAGATAAGTCTGGAATCGCATTTCCGAAAGACAGATTATTTATATAAATAAATGAATCGTAGAATGGAATAGCAAGCTTGAGAGAAGCTTCATTCCATAACTCTTTCAACTCATTATAACTTAGAAAGCCAGAATTGGCGCAGAAAGCTTTTGAATATATTTTATTAAGCAGTTTACAGCCAATGTCATCTTTGGCAAAAATGATAACTTTATGCTGACTACCTTCATCTTCTGCCAATGCAGAATTTCTCATTGATAATCTAAGACCAAACACTAATTGAATACCCATTTCTTTGCTGCGTTTATACGCTTCAAAGAATCCAATTAGAGAGTCTTCGACTAAAATGATTTGTTTTAGACCGTTATCTTTAGCGATTTTAAATACGCTATCTGATCCTCCTTCACTAACCTTTTTGGGATCATCTAAAGTTAGTATAGATTTTCCTATACTAAAGTGTGACTTGAACAATGGCAGCATTCTCCATAGAGCTTAGTGGAAAATTAGAACTTGTCAAGGTCGAAATCGTCTGTAGCTTCAACTGGTTTTGGTTTAAAACAAGGGCATCCATCGTATTTATTTTTTACTATCTTCTCCCCTTCAGCTAACTTAATTTTTTCCAATTCTTTTTTGGTAAAAGCTGATTTCTTAATCTTTCCGTCTTTGTCAATAATTGCATAATAATCAAATCCAAATTTATAAGTGCAATACCACATTGGAGTACCATCTTTTTTGATTTGATTTGGTTGTTTAGCGAATCCACAAAGAAGTTTACCAGCAAAACTTCCATCTTTAGGCATACCTTGATTTGCTGCCATATTAGACAGAGCAGTTTTTTCAGTAAAAGAGTCAGCGTATTTTTGATAGCCAGTTAGTTCATGCTCAAAGCCAAGAAGCTCGTATTTATCTTTAGCTTCCATAGGCATAACTCCATCAGCATTTAAATCCTGTTTCAAAAACAGGAATTCCATTTTAATGTCTTTGAGATGAGGATACAACTTCCTAATAGCAAGAGTGTACATATAATCTTGTAGATTATCGGTAACTTCCTTACCCTCGTATTTCTTTTTATTAGTCTTGAAGTCTCTAATTAATACGATTCCATGATCGCCATAAATAAAAAGCTTGTCGATAAAACCTTTTATTTTATAACTGATGTCTTGTTCTTGAACTGTGATTTCAAAATCTTTTTCTGAAATAACTTCTGTTGGAGTGCCGTACTTGTTACCAAAAAAATCGTACATCAATCCGTTCAAAGCCATTGAACAAATATTTTCTAAGTCAGCTTCCATATTAAGATCTTTTCTCTTAATATGTTTATGAACCATTCTTTTAATAGCTTTAGATGCAAAGATATTTTTCTTCTTTATGATTAAATCATAATGTTTTTTATGTCTGGACGAGCCAAGACATTCAAGAATGATATGCACAGTATCGCCAATTAAAGCTCCAGAATTGGTTTTATCTGGTAACTTCAATACATATTTGCACCAATACTGCCATGAGCAGGATTTTAATGTCTTTATTTTGCTGGCTGATAAAGTTTCCTTCAAAGCTTTAGACTTTCTAGGTAATCTTTAAGAATAGAAATAGTTTTCTTATCCTTATCGTTATTATATACATAATCAAGAATGTATTCTACTTGAGTTATTCTATCTCGCTTCTTATTCTCCCATCTTTCCATTGAGATGCCTTTCTCTAGCATTTCACCAAAGTCTTTGCAGATAGGAAGTTTAATCTTAACCTTATCGATATCAATATATTTAATAAGTTTAAGGAATATCTTGATTGCTGCTTGAAGTCCGCGATTATCAGTTTTATCAGCATCATTGTTTGTAGAGATTACAACTTCATCTACAGATAAAGACATTAAATAAGATAATTGTTTAGAACTAATCTCCAAACCAAATACGACAAGATGATTATAATATCCTTGTTGGGATAGCGCGAGACTATCGCCAATACCTTCTACAAGAATAATTGAACGTTTTTCTTCAATAGTTTTCTTGAATATATTATCATCTTCAGATTGCAGATTAATTGGATATATCCAGTTTCCTTTTCTTCCAATATGCTTCCACTTTGGAGCGGAGTTATTAGGTTTCCAAAGTAGATGTCGGCCACTGATGCCAATTACTTTTTTATTTTCATCGAATATCGGAAATACAAAACGACCATTCATTTTTCCAGACATGGAAAAACCAGATCGATAAAGCTCAAGAATTTCAGAGCTTATGCTTTTCTTGTTATAAAAATCGTAATGAGGAAGCAAAGTTTTTACTTCGTCGTGGTCAAAAAATTGATCTGATTCCATTTTGGGTGTTCTGATTGATTCTATACAAGGATCATTATTATTCTTAATTGAGTGTAAGATTTCTTCTATTTGAGAATCATCTTTACAAGTAAGCTCAAGAAGTCTTTTAAAAGGTTGATAAGAAGTGTTTGCTACGAAATCTTTCCAGATTCCAGTGTCTTTCCAAATTTGTAGAGCAGTTCTATTATCGCCATCGCGATAAACAGCATTACATTGCCAATACTTGCCACGATCTGAGAGTTGATATCCAAGATCGATCAAAGTTTTTTCAATGAGTTCTGCTTGATTATTAATCGAGGTTAGGTACGTCGTCATCGTTGTCTTTAATTACTGTTGCATTTGTACCAAGAGCGTCCACGATATCTCTATAGTCACCTTTTTCCGAAACACAGAAATTGGCGATTTCAAGATTAACGAAATTCTTTTTTAGAGTTCCATCGGGAAGTTTTACTGGATTAATAGCTCCAGCAATGTCTTTGCCGAGATGTCGAGCTTTTATATTAATAAACTTATGAGTTCCAAATCCAACTTCATTTTGAAGTTCATCAGACGTTTTTTGTCGTAGAATAAATCAATGAGAAGCAAATTGGGTAATACGATCAGAAAGAGAAACAATGCTTTCATCATCAGTTATATTTGATGAATTTTTATTAGTCACAATACCAGCGCGATTAGACTGTACTGATGTCATCATTGATATACATGGTCCTTTATCGCTTACGATATCTCTTTGAATGCATCGTTTATATTTATCAACCATTTCTCCAACAAGCTGCCATTCTGTTTTATTCCCTCCATTTTCGCTTGTGGTTTTAATATAATCAAAACTAAAAATCATGGGATTACCACGACCAATCTTGGAATAATAAAATCTTTTAAGAACGCTGATTTGTGCATCAACACTCATGCCGCCTACATTATAATAATATAAATGTTTATATCGCTTGTTAATGGTCTTCCAAACTGATCTAACATTGTCTACAATTTCTGCACCAGCCTTTCGCCAATTGCCGCTTTCAAGAAGATACATTGGAACTTTAGACATAGCAGCGCATTGTCTAAAAATAAGTTCTTCTTTGCTCATTTCTCCATTATCAAAATGAAGAACTGGAACTTCATGTTGTTCAGATACTTTAGTGGTAAAATCTAAACAGAATTGAGTCTTGCCAACACCTGAGCGAGCAACGATGACGGTGATGTTTCCCGGTCTCAAAAGTGAGCCATACATTTCTTGTGTCTTTGGATGAGGACCAGTAAATCCAAATTCAGCAACTGGATTATTTCCACGTTCTTCAACGAGAGCTTCCATTTCATCAAAAATATTTTCTGGCTGATCCGCTCCAGTTTCATACAAATTAATTTGATCATTATAAAGCTTATCAGCAGTTTCAATAATGACGTTATAATCAGAAGATGGAGATATAGACTTCATCTTCTTGTTAATTTCTGCTCCACACATCGCGATTTCGCGACGAATGGTGTATTTCTTCAACTCTTTAGCAACACTAATAATAGATTCTGAAGATAACTTCTTGAGAGACAATGATTCAATATAATCAGATGGATTGATATTGTCTTCAAAAGTTACTCCAAAATTCTTTACTCTTTGAGAGATAACTACATCATCAATTTTTTCACCATTATCAATGGCTTGACGAAGTACGCAAAAAATAGTTCTATTTATCTTGGAACTTTCGCTCCAGAAATCTTTCTCTGTTATGAAAGATGCGACATCAGCGTATCTTTCTGGATATTTAATCAGTCCAGCGAGCAACTGAGTCTCTAAATCATACGAATAAATCATTCCAACCGCACGTTATCATGTCTCGTCGCTCATGTCAATGGAATTTTGCTCGTTGTTGACTTCGTTTAAATATTTTTCCAAAGCTTTGACGAGTCCCATTTCTACGATTGGGTTGGCAACTTTCGTATAAATCATTGGACATCCATCTTGAGAGACGTAAGCGACTATAAATCCTTTAGAGGATTCATCGGAACCAGTAAACTCGTACAGTTTATTAAAATAGTTTTCAGGAATTTTAAATTGTTTGAAACTCTCTGATTGTGAATCCTTCTTCATGTTATAATATTACACCTTGACTCTCGAAAAGGTCTTTATTTATTGTATCGTTTTCGAATATAGTTACAAGTGTAATTTCGTTAAGTTCACAAAAACGTTCTTTTTTCTTATCTCTATTAAGCTGATGGAGAAAGTTCATTCTGTTTTCATGGAAGAATTTAACGAAACCAGTGTGTTGCCTACCTTGGACTTCTATAGCTATTTTTTTGTTAGCATTATAAAAATCCAAGGTAAGACGAGTGCCAACAATAGGAAACTCTTCAAACACAATATTATGCTGCCAATAGTTTCGTAGAAATTTCTTAACTTCAGCTTGAAATTTACTGCGACTATGCGCTCCCCAATCAATTAAATAATTGCGAGCATTCTTGCAGCGTCTTTTTTTATTACTCAGAGATAGAAATTCCATCGCCAAAATTTAATAGATTTTCACTGATGTACTTGAAAAAGAAATTCTTGAGCTTTTCATTGTCGTTTACAATTTGTTCGAACTTAGCGGCTCCTTGAATCTGAGCAGGAAAGTCTGTGAAACCAGCTTCTTTCAAAGTGTTTAGAAACTCTTCATCAAAGCTAATCCAAGCTCCTTTCTTAATCGCAATTTCCCACATTGTTAGAAAATCAAAGATCTCTTTCTCTACCCAATTGGAAGTACCGTTCTTTCTTCCATATTTAATAGGATATCGAATCGTGCAATTAGTTCTCTCGTTGGGTGACTTCTTGACCACAATCTTAACAAAATGTCCAAGATAAGGATTCTTTTGTTCATCGTAAGAAGCGTTGGGGTCTTCAAGAATCAGATCGCCC